AGAAGATTGGTTCGGTGGTGCTGACATCGCAGCGGCAATGAGTGCTGGTGCTACTCATCAGGATATTCAGAACGCACTCGTTGAGTACGACAGGCAAGGAAAGACCCGAGACGGCATGGCTAAAGGAGGTAAGTTCTACAATCAGATTATGGCTGGTGACTTCAGCGGACTTGTCTGATATAACTTGAGTCAAGTAGTACTCGGAGCGTGTCAACCGAAAACTATACGCTCCGGGTATATAGAAACGACTCCAAGATAAAGCTGAGCGTGTGCGCGAACGACCATGGCCACGCTCAAGCACAGGCAATTGACATCACTCGGAGCCTCGCGGGTGATCGATTCGAACTTTTGTACGGAGAGATCGAAGAGAGCCTGTTAGCTGAACTGTATAGAAGGCTGGCATACAGTGACTTCAGCAGCAAAGAATGCTTTGACTGGCATGGTTCGATAACTAATGGTGTACCAGCTGTGTATGCACTAGGAAGACGCTACTACGTGCGTCCTCTTATACAAAGCTACTTAGATATGGACAGAGATCGAATTGTCAAGAACACATGTAGTTGCACTGAGTGCATAAACCCATACCATAATAACTATCTATCAGCAAAGAACTCTAAGCTCTCTTGCGGTGACCTACAGATGGCGTTAGCTTTCCGAAGCCAAGGCGTGAGCGTCAAGCAAATCGCTAAGGCACTAAAGGTCCACCGAACGACTATCTACAAGTCACTCAAAAATGCTCATCACGCTTCTCGGTCTGAGAATCAAAGAGACAGCGATGGAAGTAGAGGGCGGCGCACTCCGAGTGCTCGCTGACTCTCTGCCTGCATCAGACAAACGCACCACCACAACGGTAAAGCTCACTCAAAAGGCTGATCACTACGTAGGCAAACTGCTCAAGTCTTTCGAAGAAGGGCAGACAGTCTTAGCTATCGGTCCAGCTAAAGCTGAGACTCAGGATCAGGTGATCGAGATGCAACCGATGCTGGTAGTCACGGAGAAAAACTTCGATGACTTGCTTGCCATCAATCTCTTCATGGCGTGTGGGGGCTTAGGTCCGAAGCCAGAAGAGAAGGAGGTTGGTGAATCCACCGTCACTAATCGTTCGATTGCTTGGCAATCTCCTGATAAGGAGAACCCAGAGACTCGCTGGACAAAGCTGACCGCTTGGAATGAGAACTCCAAGCAGCTAGCAGAGTTAGCTAACGGCACGCCTACCGTCGCAGTCGGTCGAATCTCCACGAGTGAGAAAGGCGAAAACAGGTATCTGAATTACTCAGTAGATCAGATTCTGTACCTACCCAAGGGCACGAAGTCCGCGCCCAACAAGGCATCCGACCCTGAGAAGAATCAGGTAAATGCAGCGGCTCTCGGTTCTATTAACTTCACTCTCTGACTACTATGACTTTTATCGCTGGTCAATTCGCGGCAGATGAAATCCTCTGCCAACTCCCGCCACATACTCTTCGCATCGATCTTCAGCAGCGTCGCTGGAAGAGTGATAACGATCCCGATTCCGCAATCACCGACAGCAACGACAACGGAATCCCTATTGAATTTGTGCTCCTCGGGTTTACTCCCTACTTCGGGAACCTGGGAATGCGGACGCATGAGGAGTTCATTCGCATTGCTTACATTGGTGTTACTCCTAGCCATCGTTTGCTTCCTCCACGGTGCGTGGCAACGAGTGTCATCTCAGGCAAGAGCAGCCAGAAAAGCTTTATCTCTTACTTCCAAACGCTGTACAACAACCGTATCAACGTGGCTGAGGTGATCACCTCGACCAAGTTTGTTGGCAAGAGCTTCACTCAAACTGACCCCACAACTGGTCAGGATACGGGTAAGGTCAACTTCAATGTGTTGGAGTTCCTTGATCGACCAGCCAAGGACAAGGAGGAGGAGTCGCTCATCAAAGACATCGGCTCCTGGCTCAAAGATGGTGGAGGAGACTTGGTATCAAGTGCACTTCATTCTCTTATCCCCGGCTCGAATCTGGTTCAGCTTCCTCTTGGGCAGGACCATGCGGAAATTAAAGACAAGTTCGTCACCGAATTCCCCAAGATCGAACCGTCGAATAACTCTGGTGGACTTGCATCACTACCAGCAGGAGCAGGAGTACCAGCAGCTCCGGGTGCCACGGAACTCAATGATGCACAAAAGCAGCGCATGATGCAATCAGGACTACAGACCTGATTAGAGCTACCATGAGCTTGGCTGTCTTCTGAACACGGACGCCAGCAGTGTCATGGCTGCATCTGCGAACCCAAAGGACCGGACTTAGTACACCCGGTCCTTTTTAATTGCTTGGACGGCGAGCCACTTTCCGGTGCTCCCACCGCCCTTGCACCTCAACCGACACGCATCGCAGAGTGAGGTCTAGTCACGATAGCGAACATGTGGCACTATGTGTCAATGATCTCGTTAAGTGGTGGCAGTTTGTACCCATCTTGTGCAACACGTCTTGCAAGATTGGAAAAAAGCTTTGTGCGTATCAGATAATTCGAATGCACTAGGTCTATGATTTCCAGCAGATCTTCTTTGTGTTCTATGCGCTTCACACCTCTCATGAAGGTGTGATGGTAGAACTCCTGATCAACAGAAAGATAACCACGCAGTTTTTCTAGCAGCTCTTCGCTTCCCATGGACTTCTATCAGACTCCGAAGGACATATTCAACCCTATTGCTGGAAAGGGAATTTGTAAGGGAACTGTCGTTCTCCCTTTCTCCGACTCAGAAGTTCTAGCGGAATCTCTTGCTAAGGAGGGGGTAACTAATGTCATCTGTGCTCCTGACGAAGTTTCATACATGGACAGAGAGTGGTGGGAATCCCTTCCAGCATTCGATTGGTGCGTAGCAGTAACGCAGGGCAGAGGGAAATCAGTTGAGTGGGTGCTCGAACCAGGGATCGCCTTAGCTAACAGAGGACTCATTTTGTTAGACAGGCTCACCTTCTTAGAGCCGACTAATTCAAGAAAGGACTTTCTAACCACTACTCCTTTGTCGCACTTGGTGGTACTCAATCCTCGTCCTGACTTCCGTAGCGATCAGATCAAACGAAAAGACTCAGTAACTTCTGCATGGTTTGTATTCGACAAGACTACTAACCCTAACCAGGGGACAAAGATTGAATACGCAGTATGCTGGCAGAGACCTGGATCCTTTAGTTCGAAGTGAATAACCGGCTGCAACTACTACTCACTGAGTACACTGACGAGCAAAAGAAAACGAACAAGTTACTAGAGAAGATAGCTGCGCTCCTTGTCGCTCAGCAAATCCTTCAAGAGAGCATCGATCACCGAGGTGAGCCACGTGATCAAGAGACCATCACAGAGTTGATTTCTGAATCATTCAGTGCAGGTCTGTGCTTACTGTCACACTTAGAGCAACGTAATAAGCAGTTTGAGTACCAACAGCAAGAGTTTTTTGTAGAGAACACCGAAGAAAAAGGAGGAGAAACTTCGCTAGGTTCGTTTTAAGATAAAGGTGTTAGGGAATAAGTTGTGAGTACCAGGAAAACTATCGGCGGACTACGTCATTACAAGTGTCCAGGTGTTCCTGATTACTTGCCCAGCGTGACTTCCATACTGTCAGCAACGCAGACTGCAAAGACACAACAGAAGCTTCAGCACTGGAATTTGATGAATCCAGGGAAGGCTGATGAAGCAGCTGCAAGGGGCACCTGGATCCACGAAGCGACTGAGAACTTTATCCGAGGACTCAGAGTTATCCCCCCAAATAACTATCTTCCGTACTGGGTTGGAGTTCCTGAGAGAATTACAGAACTGCTAGATGGAGGCAGAGTCCTGTGGTCTGAGCGACCATTCAATCAACCACGGTGGTCGAAGTTCGTAGGTGAGGATGGAGTAGGACGGATCCACTACTACGACGCTGGAAGCAGGCAGGGCTACGCAGGATGCTGTGACCTTATCTATATGGATGACAATGCTGAAGTTATCCTGGCTGACTTCAAAACTTCAGTAGGACCGTACAGCTCTAGGTTTCCCAACAAGAAATTCACTGGAGACGAAAAGACTAAGAAGGCATTGATCTCTGGAGTCTTTAAGGTCAAAAAGACTAGGCTGCAACTTGCGGCATACAAGCTCGCAGCAGAGGCTTGCCTTGGGCTGAAGATTGACAAGACTCAAATCATTGTCAGCACTCCACTAGAGGATTTCCAAACTCAGGTCTTTACCTTCTCTGAAAAGGAAGTCGAAAAGGACACTGATAGTTGGCTGATGATCCTTGATCAGTTCTACGCGCAGCGTGAAGCTGCCTCAGCTTGAACAAACCGCCGTAACATCAGACTTTATTGCTTGTCGCCACGGGCGTTTCAGGCAATAATGCAGCCACCTCGAAGGACCCCATGCGCTTCATATGCTCTGTAAACGAGAAGGTAGTTGGTGCGTTACATCCTTCTACGGGCAAGGTTGAAGCTGGTGGTGACTTCAGTGTATTCAACTCCGCGTGGATTCAGAAGGAGATCACAGTAGATGAGATTGCTACAGCAGTTAAAAATAAACAAGGACTTTGTGCGTGGCACTTAGTCAACGGTAAGCGTGAGAAAGATAACACTCTACCTATTCATGCTGGCCTTATAATAATCGACATTGATAACCAAGCAGACGGTAAAGATAAAGACGGTAATAAGATACAGAAGCAGGAGCTTACTTGGCAACAAGCAGAACAGTTAGAAATCTGCCAAAACTATCTGTCTCTTGCTTACAACTCACCGTCCAACACAGACAGTTGGCCACGGTTCAGACTTGTTTTTGGCTTAGAGAAACCGATCATCGACCCTGATTTCTATCAGTGGTTCACTAGACAAATTGCAGCCTCCATTCCAGGCTCAGACATCAGAGCCACGTCGGCGGTCAACCTTTTTTACGGGTGTAAAGACGAGCACGGATTCCTATATCGCAATGACAAGTTCATTCCAATCTCCAAGATCGAGGAGGCACAGAAAGCATTCGCTGTTCTGCCTAAAGAAACTCAAGACTCAGGAGGTAGCGCACTAGAAGCACTAGAGAACTGTGAGGTAGACCCTAAAGGGGTGGACATGATCCCTTTGTTCTCGAAGAAAGTTCAGAACACACTCGACGGAATCGGAATAGAAGACCGATCAATGTGGTGCACCACAGCGGTCAAGGAAATCATCGGCTGGGTGAATTGGTTCCGCAAAAATAAGATAACTTCAAACAAGTCAGGGTTGACGATAGCACACGATGCGTTCTATGCTATATATGAGTACCCCGCAGGAGAAGGAAAGAACGACAAGTTCAATCGCATTGTGGAGAGCATCCGTGATGTCGACTCAATCGAGCCAGCCATAGTCATGGCCTCCGAGCACGACGATGTCGCTGCTTGGCTCCGTCTCAAAGCTGTTAACAGCAGCGCATTTGAGGGCTACGCATCTGAAGAGGTGAAGCAAGCCATCAAAGATTCGAGACCTGCCCCACGCAATTCGATTCTTCACTTGGCCGAGTTCGGCATTGATGAAGAGCAACCGAAGGGCAAAAAACAAACACCAACACCAACACTCGACACCAACATGAGCACCCCTGACACCCCGGCACAACTGGTTGACATCAACAACCGTGCCAAAAAGAAACAGACCTTTGGCGAGAACGATTGCGCCAAACTGATCGCAGAACATAACGAAGAAGATCTTCTGTTCTGCAGCACACAAGATTCCTTCTTTGCTTTCGATAAAGACAAAGGAGTTTGGCTGCGCAGAGATGACGTTCATATCCGACAAGACATTCAGAAAGTTCTGAAATCTTTCGTGGCTGCTGGATTACTGCCTGGCTTCAAGTCTTCGACAGTCAACAGCATTCTCACTCTGTTAGAGGGTGAACTCTTGCGCTCATGCAGCAAAGGAACTGAGTCCATATTCACCACGGGCAGAGGTCATATCCCTTTCAACAACGGCGCTCTGTGCACCAAGACGCTTGAGTTTGTAGACGGCAAGAATGAAACTAAGGAGCTTTACTTCCGCGACCGTCACCCTTATGACTGGGACGATAAAGCAAAGTGCCCCAAGTTCAAACAGTGGCTCACTGATTGTCTGAGGCCCGGTCAAGAAATCTTGATCCAAGCATTCTGTCGTGCGCTACTCACTGGTTACACAGCTGGTGAAAGATTCCTGCACTTAGTGGGACCTGGCCGTACGGGTAAGTCCACCATGCAACAGCTAATGATGGCTCTCGCAGGATATAACTCGACTCAATCCACGACGCTTGAACAGATCGAGAACAACAAATTCGAAACGTTCAACCTCATGGGCAAGCGTCTTGTCCTCCTGGCTGACGAATCGAACTACAACAAAAGGATGGATACGCTGAAAAAGCTGACGTCAGCAAGCGACACTATCCGAGCTGAGAAAAAATATGGCTCAGCGTCTATTCAGTTCAAGCCTGAGTGTTTGGTCTGCATCGCTTCTAACGAGCACATAACTTCTGGTGACTCAACCAGTGGTCTTGAGCGTAGAAGGCTGACCATTGTCATGGACAAGGTTGTTGACTCTGGAAAGGTAAGAGAACTACTGAGTGTATTCGATGATCGTGTGGAAGGAGAATTTGTACCAGAGCTTCCAGGCATTGTCTCTTGGGCTCTCTCCATGCCCGAAAAGGTCATGCGTTCTGTTCTTGCTAATCCTGTCAACCACGCTCCTAGCTTGGCTCAGACTGACATCGAAGCTCTGATCTTCAATAATCAGTTTGTTGGATGGCTTCAAGAGTGCACTCTGTATGCACCTAACACCCAGACGCTTCTCGGAAGAGGTGCAGGCAAGCCTACGCTTGAGGAGACAGAAAAAGGTTTGTTCGTTCGTAATGCGTACAAGGAACTGTATGCAAGTTATGCGGACTACTGCAAGCAGTGTGGTTACAAACCCTGTGCCAAGCCTCGTTTCGTAGAACGGACACTAGAAACACTTACGAACATTCTAAAACTTAAAGGCTGTAAAAAGTCTTTGCTGCACGGTATGCCTGCCATAAAGGGTTTGCGCTTGAAAGCATATGAGTTAACATCAGACGGCGCATCACTTGGATCCACTCGGTTACCTAACCCTGTGGAGTTCGCGCAGAACCCTGACTTTGCCGCGTGGAAACACGCTTTTGAGAAACACGATGCAGCTTAAACTTGTCCCGCTCACAATCATTACTGGTGGAGCAGTTGCTATTGCCACGGCGATCACTGCTCCTCAGTTTGTTGGAGTACCGCTTACGTTCCTGGGTGGGGTTTTAGCTGGCAGCTCAGCTGTGACTCAGCGTGAATCAAAAAAGCAGGACGGTAAAGATGTGGCAGCAAGAGTCAGTGGTGCTTTCAGTGCACTTTATGAACGTAATCGTGGCCTGGTAGATCCTGTTGAACTGGGCTTCATTGCAAACGTTAGTGTCGATCAGAGTCACGCATTCTTAACTAACCTTGCCGAGGCAACCAACGGCACTAAGGTGCAGTCATCGGAAGGGGTTGGAGTCTGTTTTAACTTCCCACACGCTGCAAACGTGCTCGACGAACTGTCCCGCAACGCGCAGAACTGGGCCAACACTCAGACTCAAAACCTCACCAATGAGCTTGAACTTCACAAGCAAGCTCTTCGAGCAACCCAGCTAGCGCAAGCAACCATGCCTGCTCAGCAAGTCCGACAAGTCAACGAAGACGTCTGGAAGAAATGAGCCAAGCTCAACCCGTCATTGAATTCATCCCTTGCCAATGCTCTTACCGAGTGACACTCAAGGAAGACGGGTTAGAGATGACGGGCCACGTGCGGAGTAAGGAACAGATAGACGCAGAAGTGGACTACCTTAGGAAGAGAATCGCTGACGAATGTCGTGACGCTTTCCTACGGGACAGAGATGACATCTGAGCCAGAAGAGAAAGTTGAAAAGCTTTCTCCAGAGGATCAGGAGCTTCTAGATCAGGCACTCAAAAACTTAGTTGGCTTCCTCGAAGAGGAGACCAGCATGGGAATGTGGGACTTGGAGGAGACTCCAACCGACGAAGACTAGGCAAGAACACTTACTCCTTGCCTTAAAAACAACCAGCCTGAGAGAGCACTATCCTCCTCGGCTCTTTCAACTACGAGATCAATAATGGTGGGCACTTCTAACGCCAGAAGCAATCCAACCTGCTGAGCAATTTCACGGTGCTCTAGCTGGGTTTCTTCTCTTGCTCTTAGACCGACGTAATGCAGCCACGAACGAAGAGTGCCGTTCATATGAATTTTAGTCGGCGTGTATAAGGGCAACACATTCCTGGAACACTCCCTTGCCACACCGGCTTCGAGCATGTCGTGATACAGAGCGTTCAG